TCTCGATACCGTCAAAACTTCCGCTCGCATGTACTTCTGTCCATACATTCAACGGGTTAGCATTCATAACTTCTTTAAAGTCATCATCTGTATCTAGCATTAGACCTGGCTTATACTTTTTCTCCCACTCACTACATGTCATCTCTATGTATACAGTCTCGTCATTAGTAGTTATTTCGCCACTAACTAACTCATCTATCGTTCTTGATATTGACTTCATTAGAATGTCTCCATAGTAGTTTGGTGCATTGGGCAATAACATTCATCAAATATACCTTCGCTATCTTGACAAACAATATCGCTATCGTACCTAATTGGATAATTATTCTCCATTAAGAACGCCATTGCTCTTAGCGTAAAGTTGTATATGTATTGTAGTAATCTATTTTTCATTGTCTCTCTCCCTTCGTAAGTTATAGTTTATATCCTCTACTATATCTAATTGTGATTGTATATGCTTTATCTCTAATTGTAAAGTACTGTACTTATATTCATCAATACTTCTATGCCTGTACTCATTGAATAAGTATCCTGTACCCATACCGAATACATATACGGTTAGTCCTGTTAATAAATCCATGTCTCAATGTCCGCTACAACATGGCTTACAAAACTCTACGACTTCATCTTGTGTTAACTCTTTGTCACAATTCTTACAGTCCCAGGTATCTGTTTCATTATTGTATTCTGCATGTCCTTCACAAGTAGCGCACTCTGTTAATTCATCTAACATTGTTTTCCTTCCTAAGATCTAAATGTATACTACGTTCGATTTTGGCTTTAGATACTTCTCTAACCTGGTCTCGTCACTACTAGCAATAGTTCCTTTACGTAACATTACAATACTCTCTCTGTTTATAGTGTTGTCATCTGTATCTGCGCTTTGTTTCCAACAATACAACTTATCTTTTACGTATCTCATGTTGGTTGTTAGGTTAGTAGTCGTGTTCATGTTCATTATCTTGTTGCTAAGTGTAAACATGTCAACGTCTAAATAAAATATATCGGGCGTTGTGTTTAAGAAATCTGTACCCGTCATACTACAACGTTCAGCTAGTTCACTAGCAAAATCATCGATAACTTTGTCATACATGGTTAATGTTCTAAGGTCATAATCTTGTGTTCTTGGGCTAAGATTGTATGAGTTGTCGTTCTTACCGTCAATTGTAAAGTAAAAGTTATCCATAGTTTTGTATTCATCTATGTCTGTTACTTTATTGTCTCTCCCGCCATTAAGATTTAACATAAGCGTATCGTCAATCGTAGATTTCTTGTGCTTTAAAAACATTCTGCACTTATGTAACAAGTCATGTGCTTGTACAAGTACTACGAATGTATCCTCTATCATTACTTTTTTACTATCTACCGTAAACCTGGGCTTGTGTTGTTGTCCAAATTCAATTATGTTAAAGACATAACTGTTACTTGACATGACGGTCATTGTCTCATCAGTAAATTTTAATACAATGTTATCAGTAATACTTTTAATCTTTGTTGTACGCTTCATAGCAACGTTGCATAACTCTCTTAAAAGTTTTACGTCATTGTAATTTATTTTTATTTGCATTAACATTATTCTCCGTCCTCGTCCAAACAACTTCTAATATCTTTATCATCTAAGTCGTGGATATATTCTATTGCTTGCTCTATATCCATAGCTGAAAATGATACAAACATTGTATATACTTTTGGTTTAGCCATTATTCCTTCTCCTCTGCATAGACTTCTCTATCAACGTCTCGTACTTTTATTATGGTGTCTCTTTCATTTTCCATATCATCAATAGCTTGTTCCTCGTTATCAGCTTTGACGGTATATGCTTTAGTAGTTGTTTCGTATACCCAATATTCTTTAGCCATTATTACCCCATATTCCTATCGAATTATATTCTTTTAACTTATTCTTATCAGCTATGAAGGGATACGTTCTCTCTAGTTGTACAACTCTATTACTATCCCAATAACTATTTATTTTATAACCTGGTGTACTAGATACTTCGTCTCCAAAAAAATCCCTAAGAATTTCTAGTGCCGTCATCTGTTCATAGGTCTCTTGTGTGTAGTAATACATTGCTTGATATTCTCTTTCGCCGTCATAAATATTAAAATGTACCATTACATAATTTTGAGACATTGGATACTCAACTATTTCAAAATCAAATTCATACAACTCATGAAACTCAATTACTTTTTCTTTGTTTATAATCTCGTCTTTGTCTCCAATGTATGTACTTGCAAGCGTCAATTTATATTCAATCTCTACACCGTCATCAAGGCATTTAATTTCATGTTGCATTACTTAACACCGCCTGCATTGTACTTAACACCTTCTACTTTGTATTGATTGTGCTTGTACTTTATAGTTGCTACTTCTTTGCTATCGAAGTCAAGTATCTTTGTGTGACCCTTCTCAAATTCTGCATTGTGTAAAGTTCTTAATACTTCATCTAATGCAAATCCATAATCAGTTTTGATTAATAGAGTTACTTCCTCTATGTTTACCATTTTGTTATCTCCTTCCACGATCTAACATTTTTATTGTTCGACTTTATCTCTTTTACTTTTAATTAATTTAACAATCCATTCTGCTTTTGGATTGTCCATTTTACTTTTACATATAGTTTCAGTACGTCCTGCGTTCTTAAAGTTATATGTTCCTGTAAATCTTAAATCGTTTTCTTTAGTAAATCTTTTAATTAATCTTTCTAAATCTCTTACCTTCCAATACTCATCTTGTACAGTAAACACTTCATGTATTCCCTGTCCTCTGTGTGCGCGTAATCTTATACTGTGGTTAGTAGTTACGCCAAACTTATAAAACTTATCATTCTCTGTTAAATAAAAATATAGATTTCCTTTATCCGCTCTGGTTTTTTCTGCATATACTCTGTTTTTCTCCGCTTTGTGTATGTAAAAACATTTCCTACTGCAATAGTATTGACAATTAGTGTAGACTGTAAACTCATTCTCACATACTTTGCATTTAATTGTACTTCCATGTTTGACTATGTTTCTCTTTCTAGTTTTATTTCTACGTTCTTTTGGTGTTAAGTACTTACAGTCATTGCAAAATTTTGTTGTGTACTGTTCATACCAAAACACGATACCTTTACAATCTGTAATCTCACAAGTTCTATTTCCTAATTGTTTTCTTTTATACGTATGATTAGGTCGGGTTTTATAAGCATGCCTACGTCTATGACATGGTGGGCTACAAACATGAACATTTACCGCACGTCCATGTCTAGCTATAAATGGATTGATAAAGTTATAACACCATACTGTTTGACAATTCATACTATCTCCTTCCAAAAAGATATAGTGTTTGCTAACTATTGAGAATTGGATACACACTTTTTATAGTGACGATTATGTATTGTATTCTCAAATTTCAAATCGTTACCCGTAATAGTTAGCTTGCACTATGTATTAATTAATAGTACTTGTGTTTTAGATTGTCAAGGTTTTAACTTTATTTTTTTATTTGTACTTGATGTTGTAAATCTAACTATCTGTTTAGGGTTATCATCACTCTCGCATGCTAGTCCGTCTATGTGATGTTTGTATTTTTGTTTACATACTAAGCATGGCTCATCACGATTGTAGTCATACTCAACCATGCTCATAAGATGTTCTATCTTTACCGCCACTTGTCTAGCTTTAGTATCTATATCGGTCATGGTAGTTGTTTCCAAAATGGATCATCATAAAAACTATTGCCGACTTTGGTCTCCACTATCTCCAGGAATGTATCAAGTGTTAGGCATACAACAATAGGTACGCCGTCTGGTTGTCTGCGTTTACCGTCTGTTTTTACCAAGCGTTTCCAAACCAACGCTGTGAAGTTCGACTTTGACTTGCGTATAGACTTTGCTAACTCACGTGTCACGTTAAGACTTTGCCTTGCTTTACACTCAACATAAAAGTCTGTACCGTTCCATTGGAATAACACATCTCCTTTATCATTTTTTCCACCTTCCGCAATTCTTTCTCCGTTTAACATTCTTGCAACGAATGTCTCTAGTTTAGTCCCCTGTTGTTTTTGTTTGGACATTACTCCTCTTTCTTAATCATCTTCCTCTCCTTTAACGCTTTAGGAGAATTTAATACATTAGATAAACTTGTAATGTAATGTTCCATATCCCAAACATATAAACGTCCGTAGTCTAATTGCACTCCTCGTTGTGTGTACTCATAAGAATATAAGTCATTGAAGTCTAGCAATATTGTTAGATCTCCTACACCTTTGCTTGTGACAATTCCGACTTTAACTCCGCCATAATGGGGACAATCTTGTGTAGGAAAGTCAGGTTCTAACTTAAGTATTTCTCTAGCTAAACTATTTTCTTCTATAGTATCTCTTGGAAAAAAACCAATGCGATTACTTGGTTCTATTTCTTCTGCATGTGTGATAGCTTCTAAGAAACCTTCACATCTATCAAGCATATTCCAGGTAGCTATACCACCTTGTGTTTTGAGTACGTCTTTCATACTACAACTGTAGCTGAATTTGATCCTCTAGTCTAGCCAATAGCTGTTCTTTTTTCTTTTGGTCATTAAGTTTGTACATACTTACACCACCTTTATGGGTGTGCATGGTACATTTTTCCCCTAATATGTAATCTTCTCCATGGTCTTGGCGTATCTCTGATATTCTATTACGTGCTGACCAACCGAACTCAATTAGTTCTGTAGCACAATGCCACTCATGGTCATTAAGCAGTTGTAATATATCATCTCGCATTGTCATTTGTTATCTCCTCCTGGTTTATACCATTCATACTTTAAGGTTAACTCACTACCCATAGGTATGTCAACGATTGCATAAATATAATGGTATCTCTGTACCTCTACTCGTTTAAGGTTTGGTGTTTCGCTATGATTTATGAAACCACCGAGTGGTGTTCTTTGTAGCTTTTTAGTAATAAAATCTTCTATATGTGTTATCCCTATGTTTACACCTTTTTCTATATCAGTTAGTGTAAATAAACCTAGACCTTGTATCTTGCTAGGTTGTATTGTGAGATAGTCAGGTAGTGGTTTATAGGTCATGCTTTTAAATCAAAGTCTTCATCAGGATCTAAATGTTTATTTACCATGACACCCATAACCATGTCTTGAAATTCTTTGCTACCTACTTTGTAACCTGGACCATCAAATGGATTATTCTTCTTCGTACCACGCTTCGTCATCTGCTATCTCCTCCTTAACTTCTACCTTTAAACCTTTAGGTACCTTTTTTAAATCAACATCTACAAATTCTCCGCTGTCTGTTAATTTAATTATTACCTGCATTAGAAAGGTAGCTCGCCTTCCTCTACGTCATCTAAACTTTTAGCAACTGCAACTTTAGGCATAAACCATTCTTCAGGTGCTTGTTTTTCTGCGTTAAAACTTTCCATGTAATAGATACGTGGATTACCATTATCACATTCTCTATTCTTACACTTCCAATCAGGGTAAGTCTCTTTTATTTTACCGCTTGCTTTATCCTGTCTGTTATCCCATAACTCACTTTTGCATGACAAACATTGTGGAACAACTGATCCTTGTGTTACGAATTTTTTTTCTTCTACTTCAACACCAAGTGCTTCAAGGACTTCTTCTGTTGATTTGTCCTCAACACTAACAGAACCCTCTGTCTTTTTTTGTACAGATTGTGGAGGAGTATAGCTATTGCTATTGCTAGTTTTAGCTACACTCTTGGTAACTTGTTGAGTAGGTTGTTGTCCCGCGCTACCCTTCAAGTTCTCCACCTTCTGCATTTCTGTGACTGACGGTCTTGCTTTTGCTGTATAGCCGAACCAGTTTGCAAGCCCACGTCCTATTGCAGATGTCTCTGCATTTTCAATCCATGATGTTTGATTAGCACCTTTAGGACCTTGTTGGTCTTGTGCAATACCTGTTGCTACAGGATTTATGTCTTCTACATCTTTATAAATCATTGCTCTAACCACAATACTTTGGTGGTCATCTGATATAGATAGGTGTTCTGTATACACTCTACCATTGGGATTGTTCTCCCAAAACTTTGCTAGTCTATCTTCTACTTGATCGTATTCGTCTTGCCAACCCATCGGTTACTCCTCTATTAGTTCGGTTTTTTCTTCGGTAGTATATTCTACCCATACTTTTGTTTGTTTGCCAACATTATATTTTTTTAATATATCTGTGACACTTTGTTCCATAGTGTTATATATTAAATCAAAAACTTCTTCTGCTTCTGTGATGGTTTTAGCAGTAACTTTATACTCACGCTTACTTGTATCTGTAAACAATAGTTTTACTTGCCTGGGTTCAGGATTTAATTTTGCCATATCTATTTTCTTTAAGTTGTGTTCTAGTAAGTTTATAGTAATAGGAGTGTGAGACACTATTCTTCTTCGCCTACTTTATCTACATCTTTTAATTCTATTTCTCCATTAGCTAACTTAATAGCTTGTAACATCTGTTCATTGTAATCTTCTACAAATTGTGTAGCTAGTTGGTTAACTTTAAGGGGATTGTGAGTATTGAGTTTTAGTGATGTCCATGATACTTCTTGACCACCGCATGCGTTAGCCATAGCGATAGCCCACTTTTTCATTTCCTTCTTTTCTGTAAAAATGTTTGGCACGTCTTAGTCTCCTCCGCGTTCGCCGCGTACAAACACATAGTGAATAACATTATTCCAATTCTCAAACTCGTATATATACAGATCGTTAGCTTTAAGATAATCTTGTAGCTCTTTTGTACTATCTATATAAATAGGTTTACCGTTTCTTGCAACGATAAAACCTTTGCCAGTTTTTGCAACTGACTGTTTAAGTTCGGATAACATAAAGTCATCACTTGTCAGTATATCAGTCATTATACCTCCCAATATAATTGTACTACATAATTACAGGATAATAGAAAATTTCTTATTTAGCAACGACAAACCCAAAAATGAATTAAAAGGTTTGCCGTCAAGGACAAGGGTAAAGGAGGAAACCCCATGTCAATGAAATATAAGTTGACATTAATTATAGCACACGGTATATTGGTCTAGTAGATAACACTTCGATGTTGTCTCCTTCCCAATTAAAAGAGACCACTCCTGCGAGGGTGGTCTTTTTTTTACTTGACTTTAATTTCTAATGGGTTATATTGGAGTATCTTATTTAATACTGCCATATTCTATGAGATGTAAAGAACGGGAGTTTTATCTCCCGTTTTTTTATACTATTTCTAAGTTGTTATGACCGTTCTTATCTACAACCATAGTCACAACACCTTGCCTAGTTTTCTTACCTGCTTGCTGTTCAAAGTAAGTACTCTCATCTAAGCTAGGTACTTGTATCCAGGTACGTGGATCATGCACTTGTCTAAAATGATGGTAATGTCCTGTCACTAAGATAGACGAGGAACCAGAATGAAACCCTCCAAACGTTTGGTTCTTCCACCAGTTCATAACCTTCGTCTCTACTGTCCCGCCGAAACCAGTAAGATGTCCATGAGTAAAGGACATGTTTGTTCCACATACGTTTAGCGATAAGTGAGGTTCATCAGGTATGACAAACTTTATATGGTCGTACTGTGGTTTGTCTGCAAAGATTTCTCCTATTTGTTCAAAGACTTCTATGTCATAGTTGTCCATACCACCTGTTGGTGCTATACCTTTATCAGTACGTTTCTCTCCATGATTACCTGGAACTGCACCTACTACTACAACATCAAAGTCTTTAGACCATTCAACTAATGCTTTAGCAATAAGTCTTCTAGCTAACTTCATTTGATTTCTATAGTCTAACTCTACGCCGTTAGGTCCCATTGCTTGTGGGTAAAATCCTACGCACCCCTCGACAATATCCCCTAATCCTACAACAGTAAGTTGATCCATCTCTACCCCTGCTTTACGTAAGAAGTTATACCTATCACGTACAAGATCTATCTTCTCTAAGAAGCGTTCAACAATAAGTTCAGTACCTCCGCCATCTCTTTTGCCTAACTGCAAATCTGCAACTGCAACAAAAAAGCTAGCTTTAGTTTTCTTTACTTTAGGTTTAGCTTTACGCTTATAAGACTGTATCCATTTTTCTATACGGGTGTAGTCTTCTTTATCTATCGTTGCTTCTGTTGCAACTATCTGTGCTTTGTATGCCCATGCCTGATGTATTTCTCCCTTACCTACATTCATATCCCATGTGCTTACACGCAATGTATCATTAACTATTGCATATTTCTTAGGATCAAATCCCCACTCTTGTAAAAGTTCATCAAACTCTGGGGTAGAACTACTTGTAGCTCTTGATGTTATAGTCCCAGTTCTAGTTTTATAATCAAACTTTACTCCTGGTTCCCACCCTTTAGGGTGCGCAACACCCTCCTTTGTATTATTGTGTGCTACGTCCTGTTGGGTTTCGGTAAGTTTACTTACCTGAGAGTTGTTTTTTTGCATACTCTTTTAACACTACTATTACAGCACCGCCACCTGCAATTGCTGCAGCTTCAAGTGTTGTAATTTCTAGGTCTATTGCAGGTCCAACCAACAAAGCAGAACCGAATGCTTCGATGAATGTCCATACAACTTTCTCTACGAGTTGTTTTAGTTCGTCACTCATATAATCGTCCTTCCTGCTAGGGCTTGTGTAACCATAGCTGTTAACTTATCTATTTTTTTATCAATATCTTTTAGTGATAAACCTTCTGTATTTATTTTTGTTGAGTACTCTAAACCATCATCAGTTTTCTTTAAGTTAACTTTAGATATAGTTATAGTTACTTCTTTGCCTTGTAGTAATACTGCTGATACTTTTCTATACATACGTTCATACGCATTACGTGACTGTCCGATCATACCATCTTTACCTAAGTCAAGATCTTGTTGGGTATTTCCTGTAAGTATACAACCAGATGTATGCTCATCTGTGTTGCCTGAATGGATTAGTATATATTTAAAGTCAGGTACATCTTGTAATTCAAGCATTCCATAGTGTGCATTCTTATATCTTGCGCTGTACTTAGTGTGAAATCCACCGACTTTTCTAAATTTAATTTTATATGTACCTTCAGGTATGCAAGTTTCGTGCATTACTTTTACTGCTTGGTACTGGTCTTCTAGTGTGTAGCATTCAAACTTACCATCAATGAACATCATTCCATTGGTAGCGTCAATGCCAAACTGTGTTCTTACAACATCTATTTTCATTCAGTCTCCCTGTTTATCTTAGTATAGTCTAAACAATCAGGGTTTGTACAGTATAATTTATAAGGTTTTACCTGTACTTGAAGTGGTTGTCCGCATTTAGGACAAGATACTTTCAAAATATATTATCTGTTTGCTGCCCACATATTATCCACCATGTTAGGGTACTTGCGACCATTAGCTTTAGCTCTTGCTTTAGCTTTAGACTTTTGTGCAGGTGTTAATTTCTTGCTTTTACCTAATCCACTAGGTCTTGGTTTGTCCCATACGGGTTTACTTTTTTTTGCCATGTTACCAC